AATTGCAAGTGGTGTTCGTATGGTAAGGGTGAATACCCTATTTGCGAATGGGGAATAAAATAAGTATAATAAATACTTAACAACGAACAAATAACAACGAGGAACGAATCATGGAAGATATTCCTGCTTACGAGCATCAAACAGAAACCACTAACTTTATTCTATCTCACCCACGCTGTCTTATTACATCAGATCCAGGTACCGGTAAAACACGAGCCGTGCTTGATGCTATTACAAAAATACCAGGCCGCACTCTTGTACTTGCACCTTTATCAATACTTGAAGCTGCTTGGGTTGAAGATATAATAAAGTTTCAACCAACTATTAAATATGGAGTAGCATATGCTAAAAACCGTAAAAAAATATTTTCAGACCCTTCCCACGAAATGGTCATTACTAACTTTGAAGCTGTCAATTTTTTACACAAAGATAAAAATCTCCTTAGCGGCTTTACTAAAATCGTTATTGATGAATTTACCGCTTTTAAAAATCGAGAGTCAAAACGCTCAAAAAATCTCAAACAAATTATCAACCAGTTTGATTATAGGATTGCCATGTCTGGTACTCCTAATAGTAATTCTATTCTAGATCTCTGGCATCCTGTATTACTTGTTGATGACGGTAAGCATTTAGGCGAACGCTTTTTTGCTTACCGCAACCAAGTATGCACTCCTAAATTTAATGGCTTTGCTAATGAATGGGTTGACAAGCCAGGCATCGAAGAAGCTATAGCAAAACAACTTAGCGATATTACAATTCGTTACAAACTAGAAGACTGTGTAGATCTTCCCCCAAACATCGTACGAACTGTACGTACACACTTATCTCCTCAAGTTCAACAAATGTACAAAACATTCGCAGAAGAGAGTGTTTTGTATACACAAGCAGGTACGATTAATGCTGTACACGCAGGAGCCCGAGTTAAAAAGTTATTACAACTCATCTCAGGCGGTGTGTATGATGAAGAAGGTCAAGTTCAATACATTCACCAAGAACGTTACAACCTAGTCATCGATCTTATTAAAGAACGCAAACACTGTATCGTAGCGTTTAATTGGAAACATGAAAGAGATGCGCTTATAGAACAAGCAGAAAAAGAAAAGCTATCTTATGAAATTATTGATGGTAGCGTTCCTGCTGAAAAACGTATAGGTATTGTACAACGCTTTCAAGCAGGCCAAATACGTGTATTGTTTTGTCATCCACAATCTGCAGGTCATGGACTTACTCTTACAAAAGCTACCACAGCAATTTGGTGTTCTCCTACATACAACGCAGAACATTTTCAACAATTCAATCGACGTATTCATAGAGCAAGTCAAACACAAAAAACTGAAACAATACTTATTGCAGCCCATAAAACCTGGGAAGAAGATGTATATGCAAAATTAAATGGTAAGCTAGGTAAAATGGAAAACCTTCTTCATATATTAACAGGGCTACAAAATGGAAAAACACAAACTACAACTTAGTATAGAAATTATGGAAACTGTAGAAGAATTAAAAAAACGTCCAGCTGATGTTATTGCAGCAGCTTTAGTATTTGCTATATCAGAACTTTTAGTTTTACGTGGAGATATAGATCAAGATAATTTAGAAGAATTAGTTTTACAGGCTGGCAAGGAAGCCATTACATTAACAGACGGAGTGTTTCTTGCAACACCCGCAAACAGTACGGAGACTATACATTGAACGACGAAACACGAAACATGGATGACATGTTAAATGATCTCGCGGATACGCGAACCCAATTAGCTAATTTGCTAGAACAAGAAAAAACTCTTAAATCTAGAAAATTAGAATTAGAAACACAAATCGCAACCACACTAAAGAATCAAGGGATTGATCGAGTGGGGAATGATACGTGTACCGTTTCTCTTAAAACAGAAACGGTCCCAACGGTAGAAAACTGGGATTTTGTTTACCAGCACATACTCGATACAAAACAGTTCGAGCTGCTGCAAAAACGTATGTCAGCAACTGCTTATAGGGAATTGTTACAACTCGGCATGGATTTGCCAGGCGTAACATCAACGGAGTTGACCCGAATTAATTTCAGGTCAAAGTAATATTAACAATATCAACGAAACAAGGAGTACGTACTATGAGTGATATTGCATTAGTAAGCGATAAGGTACCTGCACACGTGCAGGCTGGTGGTGGTCTTGGTAACGAAAACGTTACTGCAGATCACTTGCAAACCCCTAGGGTTAAACAACTTCAACAGTTATCTAATGAAGTTGACGAAAACCACAGTGAATACATTGAGGGAAGCAAACCAGGTGATTTTATCAACACCATAACAAGAGAAAACTACGGAAAAGACATTTACGTAATTAACGTAAAGTTTACTGAAGAGTTTGTCGCTTGGAAAAAACGAGAGAAAGGAGGCGGCTTAGCAGGTATTTATGCTACTGAAAAAGATGCTTTACAAGCTCTCGAGGCCCAAAAAGAGAACCCTGAGGATTATGATATTACTCAGACTCAATCTCATCTTTTAATTAAGAAAGATGAAAAAACAGGTGCACTTGATACACCATTTATCTTTGACTGTGCTTCTTCGAAGCTAAGAGTGTCAAGAGAATGGAACACACAAGTGGCTCGTTTAGGGGGAGATAGATTTTCTTCTTTGTGGAAGATGTCTTCTTCACAAACCCAAAACCGTGCGGGGCAAAAGTTTTTTAACATTGCTGTAGAAAACGTCGGTTGGGTTACTGATGATGATTACGAAAACGCTAAAAAAGTATTTGATAGCGTATCTAAGTAATTATTTTGCTTACATGGTGCGACATATACTGTCGCGCCGTGTATACTAAGTTTAGGATGTATTTAATGTTAGATTGTAATAAATGTAATAAACCCAAGCATGCCTGCAAATGTTCTACTGCACATAAAGGTTGGTTCTGGGATCATGTAAATAAAACGTTTTATCGTTGGCATGATTTACAGCTTCTTATGCGAGAGCGAGAAATAAAGTTTGAAAGAAAAGGACTTCATCAACAAAATCCACAAGAAACTTCCTAAAGAAATTTATAAGTGGAAAATCAATGATCCATATCATGGCGGAGTACCCGACACTTTTTATTCAGGCCCAGCAGGGTTTGCTTTTTTTGAATACAAATACATACAACAGCTGCCTAAACGTGGTACGTCAAAAATAAAAATTGATCTTTCACCACAACAAAGAATCTGGTTACAAAGACAATATGAATACAGCATGCCTGTGTATTACATTATAGGGGCCCCGGATCTTTGTGTTGTAAGCCAAGATTTTCAAAAAGAATTTTTTACTTTAGATGAGTTTCTCAAGCATGCCATGCCAATTAAAGAATTTATAGACAAAATAAGTAACATATGTTTACATAATAAGGAGGACTAAATGGATTTTGACCCAGTAAACAAACCAATACACTATAACCAGGGTGGTATAGAGTGTATAAGTGCAATAGAAGCAAGTATGACAGACGACCAGTTCGCTGCATATTGTAAAGGCAACGTAATGAAATATCTTTGGAGATATGAACAAAAAAACAAAGGACAAGATTTACGAAAAGCAGAATGGTATCTACAACGTCTAATAAAGGTTGTAGAAAAAAATGATGAGTGAAGAAACACGATTCACTAGACTAACAAAAGCACTTGGCTGTTGTGCAAGCCTTGCAGATTGTCCTTGCATTGGGGTTTGTTCTGTGACGCAATGGGGTGATGAACGTTGTAGGGGTTGTGGAAGAACAGCAACTGAGTTAAAAGATTGGGGGAAATACTCAAATATAGAGAAAAAACTCATAAATTTACGAAATGCGGCTGAAAACTACGATATAAGACAGGTAAAACAGCTAAACCGTGTCACACGCTCTGAGAAGCCCGTCACTGCATTTTAGCTCTTACGATACCTAACGCATTAACCACTGTGAGATCTCTTCAGCACGGGCACGTAGTGAATCCATTTTTTTAAAAAGTGCCAAAAATTAACACTTCCAACGTTTTCTTGCTTGCCTCAACCTTGAATTAGGGTTTTTTGCTGCTTTTGGGAATTTTTTCATTTGACCAGCAGATCTAGCGCAATAAGACTTACGTCTTTTAGCAGCTTTACTACCTTTTTTTACTTTACCAGTAACTGCAGTTTTTAATTTAGACCCAGGATTTTTTCTTCTGTACGCTGCTACTCCAGCTTTGGTCATACCAGCGCCTTTTTTAGTTGGACGGAAATTCTTTTTATTCCGCTTAGGCATATTATCTCTTTTTCTTGGCACGGGTTCTCCTTCTTTTTACAATAGTTTTTACATTTCGTGGCTTACCACCTGGGTTGCCAGCTGCACGTTTACGTTTAACAGCGCTGCGCTTTTGTGCTGCAGTCATGCTATTAGCTTTTGATCTTGGTACACATTTTGGGTACTTACGCTTGCTTTTACCTTTAGCAGATTTTCTACCACATGCTTGATATTTACCTTTTTTCTTTGGTGCACCAATATCAACCCAGTCACCTTTTGGCCCTTTACCAAACCATGCAGTTAATCCACCCGTAGGTTTAGCCATTATCTATACCCACCACCACGTTTTTTATAAGTACGCACTAACCAACCGTTGGCA